TCTTTGGGAGGTCTGCCGCACAAGCCACAAAGTTAGCCGATGAAAAGTTACTGGCAAGTCTTGCAAAAGGTACTGGCGTAGGCTTGTTGGCCGAAGTGCCAACAGAGATTGCCCAACAGATGCTTCAGCGTGCACAGGCAGGGTTATCCCTAACCTCCCCTGATGCGATGAAAGAGTATGGGGAAACCGCCTATCAGGTTGGTTTGCTTGGGCCTTTGGGTGCTGTCGGTCGTCTGTCTGCAAAAGGTGCAGCCCGAGACGAAGTTGCCGCTAGACAAGCCGCAGAACAAGAAGCTGCCGCACAAGCGGCTCCTACACCAGTACCCGCACCAGAGGCCGCACCGGAAGCTCCGGTTACTCCTGAAGTTGTGGCTACACCAGAGGTTGTGCCTGCACCAGAAGCTGTTGCCCCTGCTCCTGCCGTTGCTCCCGAAGTGGCTCCAGAGCCCGTAGCTGTGCCAGAGGTTGCGCCTACGCCAGCGGCTCCCGTGGGTATCAGAGAGACTGTTCGACCCGGCGCGGTCATGGGTTCTATGGACACAGGTGTGACTCCCGCTGCACCACCTGCGGCTCCCGTTGTGCCGCCACAAGCGCCGATGTCTGTGCAGCAATTGATGGATCAGTATGATACGTTGCAGTTAAAGCAAGATGCGCTCTACGACAAGATGAGTGCTTCCCCGCAAGCGTACAAAGAGAATGCTCCGTCATACAAAGAATCCCAAGCAGCGTTAGATGCTATTCGTCAAAAAATTGAGGACTTGGGCGGTACGACCGAGACACCTGAGCGCTTTGAGGCGCAGGCCAAAGCATCAATGGCAACAATCGATAAGAAGATCGAGTCCGCCAACAAAGCCTTTGCCACGGCAATGGACAAAGAAAACCGTGACTTGCCAGCCGCCGATAAAGCTATGGCACAGCTTGAGAAACTGACGGCTGAACGCGAAGTATTGTTAAAAAACCAAACTGAGAAACGTGCTGTACTGACAGAGAAGCAAACTAACCTTGAACAGCGTGGTCAGACTCGTGAGTTGTTTACCGAGAAAGAAGCGCCTATCCCTCCAACGGAGAAGCCTGAAGGCCCAGAGCAGCCCACCACCGTGCCCGGTATTGCTGAGAAGCCTGCTGAAGCGCTGGAGTTTAAACCCAAAGAAGTGCTGGCTGAGACGCCCCGCCCCGAAGGTTATGGCCTCACCCGTGTATCCGATGACAGGCCAATCAAGTTGGCCATGCAGAAAGACCCAGAGCAACTAGACATCTTTAGTCCTGAGAATATTCAGCGCACAGGTATGACTCCCGAAGAGCGTGTAGGTGCCGATCGCCGTATAGCAGAAGCCACAAACATGTCGGCTGGTCGTGTCTCCCAGTATGTCAGGGATGCTGAAAAGCAGCGTATGACCCGGGCACTAGATACGCGGTTAAATCTTGCCGGCACAGAAGCTACACGTACTGTAACGCCTGAACAGTACGACATCACAATGAACAACATCGACCGCCTGCATAATAAGGTGGTGCTCCCGATTGGTAACGCCAAGCAGTCTTGGTTGCAAGAGTTGTACGATGCCGCAGACGTACACAACACGCTTCTTGAGCAGGCAGAAACAAACAAAAGCTTTGGCCTTCAGCGCAAGATCAACGCAGCACTTAGCAAGTACAACAAAGTGCTGGCCAAGATTACGCCTGTGCGTGAGCAAATTGAGAAAATGTACAAGAGCATGTACGAAACCACGCCTGCGGCCAAGGCAAGCGTAGTGGCAACGGAAAAGAAAAAAGCAGCTGAAGAACAACTTGACACCATCAAGATCAGGGATGCAGAAGGCAAGACCGTTGGTGCTCAAGTAAGTCGCGCCGTTAAAAGAACCAAACGGATTGAGTCAGGCGATGTCCGCAAAGAAGCGGAAGACTCTGCCCAGATGCGTAAATTGGCAACGTCTCTTGGTATGCAAGAGCCTGAGTACGAGAAGCTTGGCAACAACATGGCCAAACGCGTGGCCGCGTTACGCGAAAAATACGGCAAAAACGATCCCGAAGTAACTGCATTCCAGTTGCAGATGAACGACACGTTGCAGGCCAAGGCGCTTGAGCTTGGAAGAAAAACCCCTGAGTACAAGGCCACGCTTGCAGAGCAGACAGATATTGTCAGAGAAGCGCTGTCTCAAAGCAAACAAGAAACGCCTTCCAAACGTACGGAGCAAGAGACTCGTAAAGTACGCCGCGCACCTACAGAAGACCGTACGGGTTCTGCCGAAAGCCGTGTAGCTACAGAGAAGAAATCCCTGCGTGAAGCGGGTTCACGCCTGACTAAAGCGCAGGTTGAGGAGCTTGTCAAGGCGGCGTACGACTCGGATACTGGCACAGCCTACCGCACCCGTGAGACAGAAGGCGGCACAATTGATGCTAAGCAAGCCGCTGACTTCATGGAAAAAGTGCAGAGTAAACTGCCTTCAAACGTAAAGCTGGTATATGCCGCTAACCCCGGTAAGATTCCTGTGGCGCTTCTTACGCGTATGTCAGAGGAGGGCGTCAACCCAACCGAAGCCATGGTGCAGGGCGCTGTGTTCAGCGACGGCACGGTCTTGGTGGTTGGTGACCAGCATGCTGACTTGAAAGACTTGGAAGCCACAGTATTTCACGAGTTGGTTGGTCACTACGGCATAGATACCATAATTGGTATCCCCCGCCTCCAAGCGTATGCCAACAAGACAGACCTACGCAAACTGGCTGAAGAAATTGGTGGTCAGAAACTTGTAGATGAAGTTATTAGAACTGCCCAGTTCAATGCAGCACAGGGCAAGAATGAAGAAGTCCAAAGACTTCAGGTCTTGCGTGAGATTATTGCGCACACTGAAGAGGCTCGTGTAACTGAGAGCTTCAGACAAAAGGCTGGCCGATGGCTCAAGGAGTTTGTTGGCATGATTCGCGCAGGCTTGCGTAGTCTGGGCTTTACTTCTTCCTCTGTACTATCAACATCTGACGTCTTCTATGCTTTGAAGCAGTCCCGCAAAGCGTTTGAGAACAAAACAATCGGCCCATACAGAGCCGCCGATGGCCAGATTGCCTTCCGTACCAAGAAAGAACCCACGCAGTATGGCGCTTCTTTCATTGCCAAGGAACCAACCCTTAAAGACCAGTTGCTAGGCAACATCATGGGTTTGGCAGGTCGTGTCCAATACATTGACAAAGACGCAGCCTTGTCTGAGGCTTTCAAACGTGGCGTAGCCGCCAACGCCATCACTTCTTTGGAAGCACAAAACGCAGAGTTCTATTTGCGGTTTGGCCAACAGCGTAGCCAGTATGCGGGTCAAGCACTGACCAACGGAAAGCTCGTCTTGCGCAAAGGCGAAGGCGGTGGCTACGTGTACGACAGCGTCAAGGGCGCTAACATGGTTGAAGTAGCAGAAGCCTTGCACAAGGGTAAGTTTGCCAACGACACAGAAGCCGAAGCTATTCTTACCGCATACGTGGCAGGTGAGCGTGCCAAGGTCAAGGGCTGGCAGAAGTTGAACTACGAGAACCCTGCTCTGGCTGAGAAGGAATACAACGATGTCATGCGCCTACTCAACAGCGACAAGACAAAGAAAGATGCCGTGCTGGAAGCCGCACGTATCTACAAAGAGTTCAACGCTGGCCAGATTGACTTCCTTGTGCAGACAGGCGCCATCACTCCAAAACTGGCCAACGAACTTAAGTCCGTACCGTACATCCCGTACTACCGCGTCAACAGCAACAGTGGCAATATTGAGTTGATGGTGGACAAAGAGACGCCTGTTCGTATTGGTAACGTCAAGACTGAGCCACAACTGAAAGAGTTGGTAGGTGGCAATAAGAACATTTTGCCAATCTTTACAAGCTCGGTACAGAACACGTTCATGCTGACTGACTTGGCACTACGCAACCAGATGATTAAAGAGTCTGCGTTTTTGCTTCGGAAGATGGGTATCGCATCAGCGCTTGGAGAAGGTTCTGGCCCTGCAAGCGACAGCACTGTGCGGTTCAAAGTTAACGGCAAAGATCATTTTGTCTTCATTGACAAAATTCAGTACGGTATCCCTGCGGAACTCATTATCAAGGGCATGGAAGGTATCAAGACCACGATGCCTGCCGCTATCAAAATGATGGGTATCCCTGCTGACATCTTGCGTAAGTTTGTGACACGTAACCCTTCCTACGCTATCCGTCAGGTTATCCGTGATCCTTTGAACGCATGGTTGACTACGGGTACAGACGCTACGCCAGTGCTCAGTTCTTTTAAAGAGTTGGCTACCATGGTGGCTGGACGCAGCGATGTTGAGAACAAACTGATGCGGTCAGGCGCTATTAGTACTAACGTATTCACAGGCGATCAGCGCGATGCAGCCAAGTTTCTCAAAGATATTAGCGCAGGTAAGTCTGGTTGGGACAAGTTGATTGCCAAGGCTGATGCGTTTGCCATGCAGGGCGATGCGGCTACCCGTGCTGTCATATACAAAGACTCCCTAGCCAAAGGGATGTCCGAGCAAGCAGCGCTTCTGCGTACGCTAGAGTCCATGAACTTTAGCCGCCGTGGTTTGTCGCCAAGTATGCAAGCGCTGTCGATCATCATCCCGTTCTTCAATGCGCAGATTCAGGGTCTGGATGTGTTGTACCGTGCATACACAGGTCAGATGCCATTTAGTGAACAGCTTAAGATCAAGCAAAAAATGATAGCTCGTGGCTTGATGCTTTCCGCAGGCACACTGGCTTACGCCGCCCTGATGTCTGATGATGAGGCGTACAAACGCGCCAAGCCTGAAGAACGCTACGGCAGTTGGTTCATGTATATCCCCGGCTTTGACGAGCCTGTACGCGTACCTATCCCGTTTGAATTGGGTTACTTGTTCAAAGCGTTGCCAGAAGCTTTGTGGGATATGGCATCCAACGACGAGAAGGCATCCAAGGCAGTGGGTGGTTGGCTTAAACTTGTAGCGCAGACCAATCCGTTCAGTTTGCCACAGGCCATCAAGCCTCTCACCGAAGTTTATCTTGGCCAGTCGTTCTTTGGCGGTGCTATCGAGTCACAGCGTGAGCAAAAGATGCTGGCGGGTGAGCGTGCGCGTGAGTCCACCACAGAGTTTGCCAAGCTGCTTGGTAGCTTTACAGGTAGCGAAACGATCAAGCAGATCACAGGCAAAGAAGGTTTATCCCCTATCGGTATCGACTACCTCATCCGTGGTTACACGGGCGGTCTTGGTTTAGGTATTGTGCAGTTGGCCAACCCGATACTGAACATGGAGATGAAAGAGGACGTTGCCAAGCCTACGCTCAAGGCAAGCAAGACGCCGTTCATCGGTGGTTTGTTCCAGCCCGTTGAAGGTAGGGGCACCCTTGATGAAGCGTATGACCGGATGCTTGATATTCAGCAGACCAAAGGCTCGTTCAATCGTCTCGTGGAGCAGGGCAAGACAGCCGAAGCCAGAGCGTTTGCTCAGGAACACGCAGAAGCCTTGGGAGCAGCATCGGTGTCTGGCTCAGTACAGCAAAAGCTTGGTGAGTTTTCCAAGTACCGCCGTCAGGTAGAAGCCGCACCAAGGATGACCACCGAGCAGAAAGACGAGTTGCTGGCGCGTATTGACAAAGCGCAGACGGATTACGCCCGTGCCTTCCTCAAGGCAGTCGATAGAACCACACGCCAGTAAAGCCGTCCCTGATCCCGATCTTGGCTCGGGCATCGAACAAACGGAAGCCGAGGGCCTTATTCAAGCCCTCGGTTCTAATAGCCGCAGTGTCGATGCAGGGGACAAAGAACCCCTGCCCCCGTTCAAGCCGCGGCCACGGATACTGGATTGATAACTTCTTCATCCAAACTAGAAATTTCTCTCGAAATTTTCATGGTGGACACCCGCATGGGTGGGCCACTGGTTCTTGCCATCAGGTCTTTCTTAGGCATGTAGGACACTACAAATTGTTTCTCAAGCTGGCGCTTAAAATCAGCGTAGCCAAAGCTCATATTGGAGCAGAAGGTTTTTAGCAAGCGTTCCTCAATAAAGAAGTCAACATGGTTGGCTGTTACGCCGTGCTCCACGCGCCCCATAACTACCGATCGGGTAGTAGAAGAGTCGATCAAAGCGATATCCCCAAGCAGAGCACTAGCGCCTGACCTAACGTTGAAACGTACCACCACAAACTTGCCGTAGTTCTCTTGGATGAATCCGTTGAGCACATCTTCTGCGTTGCGCTTGCTTGTCCTGACTGTACCGCGTGCTACGTTGACACGGCCTTTCAAGAATTCTTTAATCTCATTAAGCGGAAAGTCAACAATGTTCAGATACTTATTGCCGAGTATTGCCCCTGCCGTCATGATCGTGCCCACACCCGCCATCCAGAATCGCTCGTCGTTGGTAGCGTTGAAATCCTTGTAGCAGTTACGCACGACATCAGGCACAAGGGTCTTGAGCATCGGTACATTCTTGGCCAAGAACTCAGCTAACTCGTGGCCAACTACACCATAGTTCTCTTGCAAGGACTTGATGACTTCAATCTCATGGGGCTCCCATGCCAGTTCTTCGTCCATGACAAACTCCAGAACACGTCGCATCTCGCCTTCCGATGAGTGCTTGCGTGAGCCTGTTAGGTAGTCCACAACGTGGGTATTGGAGGACATGATGGCCACTGTCTGCCAGATAGAAAGATTCAAGCGTTCCTTGTTAGCGCCAGACTCCATACGCTCCTTGCCGCGACCCTCGGTCATGTCCAGTAGGAACTCGGGGAACCACTCAGCATCCTTGCGGTTCTTGGCGGTGATCTCATCGGTCACCAAGGGCAGACTTTGCAGCAGACCAAGGCGTTGCTGCATGGCCACCGGAGAAGTGCTCTTGCCTGTGCGGTAGTGCGTTGGGTGACCCCAAATAGAAGCCGCCCCTTCCAGTGCCAGTGATTTACCCGTACCGGACTCGGTTGAGCCGCAGTGGTACGTCATGCCGTAGATACCTGTGAAGCGCATAAACGGAGCGCTTGCCCCTGCCAGAACAACAGACAGATGGCCGTATAGCCTCTTTGCTATAAGCATCTTGATGAACGTAACCCAGTTCTCAATCGAGCCCTTGGGTTTGGTGTTGGCCACGATGTTCTCAAGGCCGGGCATCGGCACTTCCACAGGAGCAGATGTGGCGCTGTATATCTTACCTGCGTACACAAACATGCCGTTCTCTTGCCAGCCGTAGTTAGCTGGTACTTTGACGGGTGATTTATCGTTGCTCATTTTTTCCACGCTCGCACGTACGTAATCAAACAAATTCTTGTCGTTGCCTCGACCAAACGATGCCACGATATTCTGGTTGGCCAGTGCCTTGACCGTTTCGTCTTGGCTCACGACCGCCTTCTGTGCCATTGTGATGTTCTGCACACCCTCGCGCCTGATGGCCATGAGGTGTACTGTGTGCTCTCCGTTGTGGCTCAAGATGTCCACAGGAAAAAGATCGTAGGGGATAATCAAAACACTGCGCATGACCTTGTTGCCCTGCGCATCTTCGTCTTCCTTCTGAATAAAAATGCCACCACGCTCACCATAAGCGTAGCCACGGGGTGCTTCAGGGCGAAGCACTTTCTTAACTTCCTCGTCCATTGCAACGCGGGGCAACTCCACCACGCTTTCCACAGTTGTTACAGCCATCTCACGCCCGAAGATCAGCGGGTTTGTAATCTTCCCCCAGTGGGGGCAGCTTGGGCAGACTCCGGGGTTTTCCGAGTCCATCTTAGTGCAGGGATAGGGGCCTTTGATCTCAGCCAGCTTAGTGCGCATGCGGTCTTCGCTGTACGGGTGCATGTCACTGATCCACTTCGATGCACCTTCGCCATCCACACAGACCTTTGTCCACGACAAGATTCCGCGCCACAAGGGTTCCATCCCGTCTTCTTCGGCATGTTCTACGTAGTGTGCAATCTGGCCACAGCCTGTGCCTGCACGGGTCTTGACCACGATATTCTTGAAGCGGGTGACGCTGTTCTCAAACAGTTTGACTTGGGATGCGCTTGGTGTGGCTGGCCTAGTACCGGGTAGATCAACCACATTGCTGGGTTGCTTGGCTTGGACTTCGTACTGCGTACCGATCAGGTTCTTCTCAACCACAGCGCGGATGTCGGCCAACTCAAACACAGAGCCCTCGCTCATGAAGCGCACGTTGGTTTGCTCCCGAACCTTCTTCTTGTTCTTGATGCCGGTATTGATCGTGGCAGGGATACGCAGAACGCGGGATGCGTCTGATGTCACTGTTGGGTCAATGTCCAGTTTGTTCTGATAGCACATGCGCTTAAACGCTTCGGCCACAGGCTTCCACTCGTTGACATCCACGGCTTCGGTCAGCGGCCAGTATGCGTGCACACCGCCGCCAGATGCCACCATCCAAGGGTCGCCCATAGCAGACAATCCCGTAGTCTCAGCAAAATCCATGATGGCCTGCGCCGCCAACTTTGCACTAGCGTATGCCTTGGGTTTGATTAGTCCCGTTTTGGGATCAGGTAAGTCCTTTGGATGGTTACAGTCCACGTCGATGGCAAAGGTCTTAACCATGTGCACGTTGTCCGCAGTCCGGTTGTTGTCGTCCCCAAATGTACCTAACCCAAAATAAATGTCTTCACCCGATTGCTTCCATCTGTCGATGAAAGGCTGTGCTTCCTCCAGTGTGTAAACATAGGCATGTTCTTTTTTTCTTGAAAGTTCCACCACGCAATAGCGCCCATTTCCGGGCGGTGGCAAAACAGCCGCTACAAACTCAAGCGGTTCCATATTTGTCCGCCTTAATCAGAAAAGGTTTTGTTGGTTTGGATCGATGAACGGGTGTTCGTCTGTTGGGGAAAGTGCTACAAAGCGGCGCAGTAATTCTTTCTGCCACTCTTTGGGCATACCAAACGAGTCATCCACCGCATCAGCGCAGTAGTTGATGAGTTCCCTATTGGTCAGGGTTCTAGGTTGTATTCCTTGCATATTTTTCTCCATGCTTGTTGTGCGTCCGTTGAGGACTTCATTATTTCTAAAAGGAGTTCAACGCGGTTTTGATACGCGACAAAAACATCCTTACCTTCAAACCAGTTGTATACAGTTTGGCGTGTGACCCCGAGCGCATAAGCAATCTTCGTCACAGGAAAATCTAGGTAGATCGCCCAACGCCCAAGCTGATTGCCGGGCGTTTTCTTTGCAGCCATAACTGCGTCAATTACTTTTTGTGAATAGGCCATAGTGGTTTTGTTAAGGCGCTAGGACACGCAGAACGGGAAACGCAGTCGTGTGCTTGTGTGTGCAATCTGACGAGGTAACTTTTTAAAACCCCGGCACACGCAATGCGACCGCCGACTGCGGCCTAGCGAAACCTTTAATTACTCATCGTCCCAATCGGACACGATGTCAGCAAGCTTGCCTTTCTTGGCAGGCACAGCAGACGGCTTAGAAGACTCCTTACGGATTTCTGGTTCAGCTTCGTTCTCAACTTCAGCAGGCTTGGCTTTGGACTTGGCAATCTTGGCTCGCTCAGCGGCAATCGCTGCGTTGTCTTCCTCGTCCATCAGCTCACCCATGGGGCGCTTGCCTTCGATCTTCAAAGGGGCAGGGGCAGACTTTACACCATCAGAAGCGGCGACAGTCATCACAACTGCACGCTTGGCATCATCGCTTTCGCCTTGAGCCTTGACGATCTCATACTCTTCTGGAGTCAACCAACGATTGGGCGCGAAGTGCAACTTGGGCGCTTCTGCTTTCGTATCGAACTTCATACGAGTCACAACCATCTCAGGGCTGATAGGTGGGTTCTGCAAGGCCAAGTTGCGAGCAAAGGCTTGCAATGGGCGCTTATCTCCGTCTTCCTTACCAAACACCGAAGTGGCTGGCAAAGTCAACTGCAATACTGCACCTTCAATGTTGTTCTCAAGCACCACAGCCAAGCGTTGTTGGTAGCGGCAGGCACGGCTGTTGCCTTGACCTGAACCTGCGATATTCTGAGGGCATGACATGCAAGACGCCGCTTGCTTGTTCTCAGCGGATGCGTCTGGGCGATCACCATCGTTGCTCCAGCAGTCAGGGCCAGTGATGTTATCACCGTCATAAGACTTAGCGTAGAAGATACGGCTGACCTTGGGGGCAGCCTTGACGATGACGACATCCAAGAAGCGTTCGTCGATAGCGGCAATCTCCTTGCCACCGGCCAGCAAACGGAACACACCACCTTTGATGGAGATGCGCTGTGTGCTGTTGCCTACGCCACCGCCCGTCAGGGCTTTGGCTGTCTCAGATAACTCGTGGTTGCGTACGAATGAGGGAACATTGGAAGGGTTAAATAGTGCGATATTTGTCATGATAAATTTACTTGGTTGGTTTAGTTACGCGAATCTCAAACTCCGTTACAGAGTTCAAGCCCGGCGGGAGAGAGCCCGGGTTCTCTTCGAGGTACCGTGCCATGTTGGTTTGCGCGATGCGTTTCTCCAGCAAGTCTACGACTTCATGCTCAAGAATAAACTTCTTGAATGAGTCCCAGTCCTGCGTGTTGTAACGCGTCTTGGTCACCATTGCCACAGTCCCAAAGGAAGTCTGCACGGACTTGACGCCCATGGCCTTCATTTGGTCTTTCATCGCAAAGCGGATTTCATCTTGCTGACTTTTAAGAGTTTCCATTTCAGTGTCGTACTCTTGAGTCAAGCGGTCGATGCGCTCCTTGATTTTGCGATAGATTTTTGCGAGCCTGTCCAATGGAATTGGCTCTTGGGTTTGTTCAGACATTGTGCTTTCTCCTGTATTTGTTTTGTCTAAGGTTTGACAGTTTACATAATTTTTAACTCAATACAACCCCCTTTCATGAATTTATTTCTGTGTCGAACATCTCGGTAAGTAAAGAGTTATCACTTACTTTGTCTTGTAATGCTTTAAACATCTTCTTCTCAATCGGGCTACCCTGAATGTGTATCACAGTAACCTTATCGGAGTTTTGACCTTTGCGGTCGGCTCGTGCTATGCACTGCACGTATTGCTCCACGCTCATGAGTGGCCCATAAAAAATTACTGTGTCGGCAGCAGTTAGGGTAATCCCGTGTGCAGTAGCTTGCGGTTGCATCACCAACACGCGGGGCTCAGGCTCGTTTTGGAATCGCCTGATGATGTCTGCGCGTTTGGGCGGTGTCACACTGCCGTGGATGCACTCGTTCGCTATGCCTCGGTTTGAGAGGTGCGTGTGTATCGTGTCGATGATGCTTCGGAACAAGGCAAAGATGATGACCTTGCGTGTTGTCTCCTCTAAGATTTCTTCTAGCACACCAAGGCGGGGCGCTGAGTCGAACTCCACCACTTCCTTGTCATCGGTGTAGGCCGCACCACAACTGATCTGCAAGAGCTTGGATACCCCTGCGGCGGCGTTGACTGCACTGATCGTCTCACCTGCCGCGTATACCATCATCTTGTCTTTGAGAAGGTTGTAATACTTGCACTGCTGTGGGGTCAGTGTGATCTCCCGCGTCATGGTAATAACAGGGGGTAAATCTAAACACGCTTCTTTTGTGAAGCGTATTGCGGGCTGTAGCGCTTCATGTACCAATTCTGGTGCGTTTGCTTTTGCCGCCCACTTAAACAGCGTTACCTTGTGCATGACCTGATCTCGCCATGCGGTGAAGAACTTAGGCACACCTTCGGGATTGACCAACTTGGCCAAGCCATACGCATCAGCAGGCGACTGCGATGCGGGTGTGCCCGTCATCATCCACAAGAATGTGTCAGGCTTGATGATGGACTTCAGCGTCTTCCAACGCTTGGTTGTAATGGTTTTGTAGGCATTGGCCTCGTCAACAATTACTAGATCAAAGCGTCCATCGTTATTGATTTCGTCAGCGATCAGATTCAACCCATCGTAGTTGGCAATTACAAATTCGTAATCTTGCTGAACCATCTCGATACGCCGACTAGCCTGCGCATGGTGCGCGACGATGGCAGAGCGATGAATGATACTGTTGTTCAAATCACCAAGCCATGCGGACTGCATGATTGACAAGGGGCACAAAACCAAACAACGCCTGACTTCACCACGTTGCATCAGGTAGTCAGCCGCCCATAAAGCGGAGAGCGTCTTGCCAGTGCCCGGCTCGCTAAACACAAAGGCTTTGCGGTTTAGCGTTAAGAAAGATGATGTGTCTTTTTGGTGAGCCATGGGTGTGTATTTACCCGGCCAGTTATATCTCCTAGTGATAGGCGACTGAATGTTTTTCACACCAAGATTGCGCAGTACCCGACACTCGTCAAGACCCCAATACACGGCCACGTCGTAGCCACCATCCATGCGCTCGATGATTTTGTGCTTTGGGATTACCTGATACTTCTCTGGGTTGCGGGTGCGAAAGACAAGTGCTTTGTCTTCGATGATTTCCATGCTTTCTCCGTTTATTTATTATCTGATCTGTTCGCTGACTTACTTCGCATTCGAAGGTTGCCCTTCGTTGACGTACCGCCTGAGCGCATGGGCTTGATGTGATCCACATCTTTGCCGTCACCCTTGGTGGCAGAACCCGTCTTCTCCATTACCCGCCTAGCCTTGACTCGGCCTGCGCGTTTCTTGATCTGCTCGGGTGTGCCTTGGTAGTTGTCGTACTCACTGCGGTAGTTGCGTGTAGCCATGATTACTCCTAATGTCTAACAGGGGGTTTAATTAAATCCATGATGGACTGCTCAGTCTCAGCGACCATGATACGCACTTTGTTTTGCGCTTCAAAGTTTGACATGGCTGCTTGCTTCGAAAACTGTTTTGTGATGGTCACCATGACGGCTCCATCTGATTTGCTGTCAAGCATTACTTTGTTCTTATTCATCACGTCTTGCAGTGCCTCGGCCATGTTGTTGGCTTTGGCTGTCCACACGTTGACTGTGCGGCCTTCGTCTGAGTCTGACACGATGTCGATGTCGTAAATGTGCATAGTTTTCTCCTTAATGTTTTGGGTGATTTTCACAGGTTGTTACGGGGCACCAAGGACACAGCGGTGAGGGTCTTGGGTTCCATACGCCTGTTGCATGCGCTTGCTCAATCCTTGCTACGCGTTGGCGATATTGCCACCACTCTGCATCGGCTTGGTCAATCGTATATGACGCTCTCACCATATCATCCTTGACCACGAACAGTAATGCTGCGTTGACCTTGCGGATGTGTGGGAAGTGGGCAAATACCATGAGCGCCATCAGTTTAAGTTGCTCCCGATCTGGGTACTTGTTGTTGCCCGTCTTGTAGTCCACAACCCAGCCAGTTAAATTCTCATCATCAATGATGAGTAAGTCAGCAATACCGCGAAGCCATACGTCCTTGCCGAGAAACTCACAAGGCTGTAAGTCAACAGTCAGCCCCATCTTGTGCTCGCACAGCTTCCTTCCGGGCTTGACGTTCAGGGCATCGAGTGTGTCCTTGATAAACGCAAACTCAGGCGGTATGGGCTTACCCTCTTTGATGTAGAGTTCAGCCGCTTCGTGTAGTACCGTGCCGTAGCGCGTTGCTTCAGTCTCTTGGAACTTGTAGTTCTTCAAGACCTTCACTTCGTGATACCTACGGGCACAGCCTTCGTAATCCTTGAGGGATGAGTGGCTCCATGTAATTGGCTTGGTCATGATTCTTGTGGGTAAATGCAACGAACAACGTGAGCGCCAGCGTGACCGTAAAAGCCACCGCATATACTGCTCCCGCTACCGGATACGCAAGAGACATAGCCGTCTTTGATAGGGCAGTCAGAGCGGTGTATGGGTACAGATCCTTCGCTTCCCCAGTCTTCTACCGCTACTGGTATCCACGAAAGAATCTCAAACTTGCCATCTACGTCGGTTGTTATTTCATGAATCATTTAAACTCCGCTGTTTTGATTGCTACTGTTAATCGGTTGGCAAACTGGGTGACAAACGCCTCATTCTTGTTGAGATCGTACTGCCCCATGTCTTCCAGTATGGCGTGGACAACCTCGTGCCAGAACGTATCAGCCAACTCATCCTTGCTGAACTTACGCCCCGTAATGTTGCTGACCCTACCAAGCCTGATGCACTGCTCTGGGTAGAACGTGCGCCCCATATCTCGGCGGTGAAGCATGGCTTCCACCACCTCCACGCTGTACCATTTCTTTCCCACACGCATACGCGTTGGTAACTTCATACTTTCTCCTTTTAATTTTTTGCTAACCCATATCGACGATGCGCACCACCGTCAGCGTCCAATGGGATACCCTTCATATAGGGCGGCTCCATGACCATCTGAGCCAAGACCCAAGTCTTAGCTTCCTCAACCTCTGCATCCGGCACAACAACGATCTGTTCGTCATGCACCGTTCCCGCCACAAAGTATCTCTTTGCGGTTCGTAGCATCCCATCCGTCATCACAATACGCGCAGTGCCCTGCACCACATTGTTTGTGATCTTACCTGCGTAAAGTTTGGTAGCGTCTGGCCCGTATATCCACTGGCTCCTACCTTTCTCGTCCTTCTCTTGGCGCAGGTCTGGGTAGAGCAAGCTCATGCCGTTTGGCAGAACTATCTCGCCCTTCTTGAAGGTAATACATTTATACACGAACTCTTTGCCGTCTGCAAGCGATGTTTGAATGAGGCCAGAACACATGTCCCAGAAGCTCACAACGGGATGCGCTGTAGCCCTGTACTTGTCGATGATCTTCTTGGCCGCTACGCAGTGAATGAGTAGCTCCTGATCGGTACAGGTGTGGGGTATCTCCATCATCTTTGTGTAGTTTTCATCCCACTCAAGAAACTTGTCGATGTACTTGCCATCCACGCCTAGCTTCTTTGCAAAGTCTTTCTCGTACCTAACGGGCGGTGCACCAAGGAATCCGACAAGAAGTTGCGACGCAAACGCCGCCCACCCAAGTCCGTAGCCACACCCAAGGAGCGCACTTTTTGCAGACTGCCGTAGGTCTGGATGCGATTCCTTACTGAGTCCGGGTATGTTAAACATCTGTGCACCGAACGCGGCATAAGGGTCACCGCCTGCCCTGAAGATTGTGAGCATATCTTGGTAATCCGAAAGCCACGCGAGTACTCGCGGTTCAATCTGCGAAAGATCCCCCACAACGAGTTGGTATCCTTCGGGAGCCATAATTGCTTTGCGTAGGAATGAGCCTCGCTTGAGGTTTTGCATGTTGATGGCCGAGCCCTTGGCCGCCGTCCACCTACCCGTCTGCGCCCCGTAGTACGAGAGGGGGACAGGAAGCGCACCGCGCTGGCTGATGTCGAGGAATCGCTGAGCCCTAGTGCGCTCTGTGGTTGACTTAACCCGAAGACGCGCTTCACAAAGTAGGGCAACGTCTTCACGTTCACCATTGAGTAGCGTTTGAAATAGGGCATCGTTTTTAGCGAGTGCAAACGCTTGCTTCCCAGTCGTCTTACTTGTCTTGGTTGGCGGAACCACATTGAGTTTCTCAAGTAGTGCAGCAAACTTTGGGTTCGATGCCAGCGCAGTTTCTTCCACGCCAAGCCTTTGTAGTAGTGCGTCACGATCTTCTCTCTCCTTTTCGATTGCGTTATGTAGCATGAGGGCGTCAAGCTGCAACACTGGGCGTGTATACATCTTGAGTGTCATGTCGATGAGGCGTAGCTCCTTCGATGGGTAGGCATCCACCAGCCGTCTGAATATTTCCTCGCACAGAAACACATCATGTTTGCAGTACTCAGCGAGTGCTCTTTCGAGCGCGGCGTCCAACTCGTGAACTCCGTTAGTTGAATGAACCGCTGTACCTTTATCTGGAAGCCCAAAGTCACGGGCGAGCTTTGCAAGTGAGTTTCCAACTTCCACGCCACGTAAAGCTCGTGCCATCGATAGGGTATCGAAGATGAAACATGGTCGGGCGTTGTATCTCCACTCCATAATGGATACATCGAACTGTGCGTTATGGGCAAGCACTGCGGTTCGCCCCCAGTCGACCCCATCAAGGTACTCACGTAACTCTGTATTTCCAAACCATCTAGTTGGTTCATCGCTTCCGTATACATGGACGCAAGCTCCGAACGCTCTGAATTTATCATGGCGTATGTACTCCTCTGTTGTCATCTTGCTCAGCGTGTAACCTTCCTTGGTGTCCCAGTAGGTTTCGAAGTCGATCGTTAAGATCGTGTCGTATGGCGCGTTCAATTAAAATTCTCCTTGGGTGGTGCGCCGAGGACGTTGAGAAAGCCGAAAAAATCGTTTGCCGCCAACATAAGTTGCGACGCCTCCATCTCGTTACAGTTCAGCGTAACGACTCCTGCGACTTGATCTTCCGCGCGTCCTATGATGAACACGCCCTGTGCTTTGCCTTCGCCATAACACATCACAAGTTTGTGAATTAGTAGTCTGAAATGGTGTTGCTCCTCTTCCGACATGGCCTCGACTCTGCGTTCGAGTTCTTCCTCTGTCATTGAGAAGTCACCGTGAACGTAACTCATTTTGTTTCTCCTTCAGTAGTAGTTCCAAGTCAGGGATGTTGTGCTCACGCGCAATGAACACTGTGCCCCCTGCATTAAGAATCATATTGAGTTCCCTGTCTTGCAGTGCCGTAGTCTGCCCCTTGCCTGCCTTGCATTCGATGGCGATGAAGTGTCCGTCCATACAGCCAATGATGTCAGGTATCCCCGCACGGCCAAAGCCGTTAGCAGGGGGCATGAAGTGGTATACACCCATGGTATCTAGCAGTACACGCACTGCCCTCTTTACTTTCCACTCAGGTGTCTGGGCCATTTTTATCCAACTCCTTGCATGCTTCGTAGACACTCATAATTTGAGCTACCGCCACGGCAAGCGGTATTTTCTCGTGATATATGACTCGGCCTAAATACCCAGTCAATGCGGTCATGGCTACAAACGTATCCATGCCAACCAACATGCCTTCAATCTTGTCTATGACTGTTTCCGATTCCTCCATAAGTGTTTGCAGGCGCTGTTGCATTGCGCGTGTTTCGTCGATGTCTTTAGTCATAGTGGCTTGCTCCTAAAACGTCTTCGTGCTTGTGCTTGTCGGTCAGGCAGTCAGAGAGATATACCTCGGGGCCTTCGGAGTTAAACACTGTGTCGTTGTAGACGTACTTGTACTTGGGCGCTGTGACACGTCCATACGCAAACATAAACCCAAGGTCTGTTGGCTTCCAAAGTCCAGCACTGGCCGTCTTGCCTCCGGGTTTGTGGGGGGTTGTAACAAAGCCCCAGTGACGCAAAGTCCCAAGCTGGGGGGTGCGTAGCATCCATGGCGGTGCGGTCTCCTGTACGTCGATCCAGCCGTCTTCCCGAGGGTTCTGTTGGCACAGCCAGAGCAACTGGCGTACCATGGTTCCACCTAGCGGGCGTTTGTACAGCTTACCCCAGCGGTCACACACAGGGCACGCATCCCCCTCGCCTTCGATGACACCCCTCCAGATGTCCCGCGCTTGATCTAGGGTAGCACCCTCGTATAGATTGGCGTAGCTAAGTTCTTCGCCATCGTTGTCTTCAATCATCTCAATCATTTTCTTCTCTCCTTTGTTTTAAAAATACAGCGTCAGCAGGGTTCTGCATACGCGTCAGTTCGTCGTCGTAATACTTCTTGGGCATCGGTGCTTTCTTTTCAAGAAACCCACGCAACCATTCAGCCCCGCCGAGTTGGTTGAATATGATCCACTGCCTGTCAGACATACGGATGTTTCTAAAAGTTATGGGTTCAGGCGGTTTGGGTCTTGGCATGCCGCAATACTCCTTTGTTTAGCTTCAACACAATCTTTGCAGATGAATCTACGTATGCCTTCAATACCTTTGCCCATCATTTTTTCCGAGCCGCCTTGACGAGGTTTGTCTTTCTGACATTTCCAACACATAAACCCCCGCTTGTTTATCCACCTTGTAAAATTTTGCTGTGGGCTAACTGCAAAATTGTTGCTACCCATCACACTAAAAGCGCCTCCATCTTTCATGATTTCATCTCCCGCACATAGCGCGCAAAGCTATCGGCCGTATCACCAAACGCAATGCGCATAGCATCAAACTCCAACGCCACTTCTTCGAGCACAGCGTTACGCACAAGAGGGTCTGGCCTTATGAACATTTCGGGCTTGCCAAATATGTTGTTGAAGTCCTCTTTGTTAAAAATTGTGTCGCTCATGTGTTCATCTCCAGTTCGTTAATTTGGTCAATTATCCATTGGCAATCTTTGCGCAGAGCTTCGAAACGAAACGTATCTACTTGTTGAATCTTTCCTCCAGCGTTGAACATTTCGTACGTGTCGTTGTAAACATCTTTAAGTTTTACGTTGATTTTTATAGATACTTCCGTTTGCAAAGGCCAAAGATGTATCAAAGTCTCAATCGCTTTTTCAAACTCTTGATCGCACTCGTTTGACCCGTACAGGTAGAAGACAAAGTCGCCTTGTTCGTTAACCTCACCCGAGTGCGGGTGCTCATCTACTTCAAGTTCTATGGGTTTCATCTTAGCCCCCAAACATCTTCTTTAAGTAGTCGTACAACTCACGCGCTTGGAACACCGTCATGTCCTTCAGGATGTCCTCTGGTGACTTGGTTCGTACAAGGGATGTAAAGCGTTTGTTTACAGACCCGCCCATGGCGTAAGCCGCCGCATCAAGCGCATCTTGGCTAGGCATAGGGGTGTTCTCTAGCTTCTCTCGTAGCAACGCACCGATACCTGTCACGGCCCTCTTCTCGTACTTGCGCTTGGGTTTAATTTCTTCAGGTTTAGATACGAGGGTCAGGGTTTTCTTCTTGGCTTTAAGTGGACGATACTCAGGCACGATGGTGATGTACCTACCCCTGTCGTCTCTCTCAGCTAAACCCTGCACAGCGAACTGTGCGATAAGGGATGATACTGAACTTGGTTTGTACCCGAGTTTTTCCATGCCTGCGCATATCTCAGGCGAGGTTTCGTTAGGGTTGTTCTTCACGTATTCAAAGGTTGCGCGTGTCACGTTGTTGGTGACGCCAAAGAACTTCTTACCCTGTGTGTTTGTTTGTGTGGTTTGCATATCGTCTTTCTCCCAGTCGTTGATTGTGGTTTTGAGTGCGTTAGATAACGCGGTTTGCATATCAGGCATTTGTGAATCCTTCCAATAAAATAATGCCAATGATGAGGGTGGCAATGAACACCAATGATTGGACGCACGCAAGTGCCTCCTCGGACATGCCTTGCTTTTCGCCAAGCAAGACTAATTGGATTTTTTCCTCCTCTGGGGTTAGTTGTGGTAGCCGTGGTGTATAGGTCAGGCCAATCTTGACCTTCCCTGTGTCGTAGGGTGTGTGTTTTAGCACAGTTTTCTCCTTAGTTTTGTCATTATTTGTCTAGGCTTAGACAGAAGTCAAGGGGAATTCCCCTTGAAAAGAGGTTGTTGATAGTAGTCAAAAGGGTCGCCAGTACACGACATCAAGCACAAGCACCATGATTGCTACCAAAAGTATTACCCGCTCGAACTTTTCCCCTGGTGTCATCATGACTCGTCCCCTCCAAAGTCCCAAAGCTCAGGGTACAGTAGTTTCACAACAGCCTTGGCGGTGTCGATGTCAAGGGTCAAGTCCTCGATCCACGACCCGTCATCAATGTAGTTGTCAGCAGACTGCATGAGGTTCGTCAAAGCGTTACTCAGCAGGTCAATCTTTTCTTGGTCAGTCATTTAAATGTCTCCTTGATATAGTCGTTAGCTTCGCGCTCGGTGTCGAAGCCGAGGTAGTCGCCGTTCTCGTCTATCCACTCATCCGTGAACAAACCATAAATAACCCAGATGTCACCCGATCGTTCGGGCTTCCAACAGTTGCGGTCATTGAAGCGCTCCATGTACAACTCATGCACAATCTTCTTGCATGTCGTATCGTACTCCCCTGTCAGGCGTGCTAACTCAGCGGGGTGATTGTCAGTAAGCAAACTACTGATCCAATCTTTGAGCTTGTCGTGTTGCTCAGCTTGATATGCTCGTTCATCTATTGAGCGTTGGTGTTCGGCCAGCAGGTGGCCGTAGTAGCTATCTAATCCGTTCATTTACTTTCTCCTTTTAAATACGGGTCACAGTGACCCGCTTATGCTTCACAGTGAATCGCATCGAACAGTGTGCAGAGCACTGTCGTTGCGTCGTAGGTACGCGCCTGTATCAGCGCTTCTTGTAATAATTCGTCAGTCAGTAGCCTGCGGTTGAGGAACCGCAAAGCTAGGTCAGGTTGTTCGGGGTAAACCGCCTCGCTGATCTGCTCAAGTAGGAAGTCGTAGCTCCCCGCCATCGCATCGTATAGGGCATCGATTAAGTCCTCGGTCTGCCAGTAGTCATCATCTTGCCATGTACCGAAGTACTTGCTGTCGACATCTTTGTTGTGTGCGCTTGCGCTCTTGTAGTCCTGCGTCCACCATCCCGTCATACCTGTGTCGTACTTGTACGTCTTGTACTCAGGCACAGTCGGGTCACGATCAGTAGGCAGCTTGTCCCACATCACCTTGAGCACTGCCTTGGACAGTGCCTCGAAGTGCACAATGTCTAGCTTCTCTTGGTCACCATGCTCGTTGTAGTAGCCCACGCTGATGTTGGTGCACTCGGGGATGATGTCTGTGAACTCAGCAGTGTCGGTGTACACGCCAGTGTCGTCAGGAGAATACATAAGCGTATCGTCAAAGGCATTGAGGTCATTGGCCAGTGCCTCACAGAACACATCGGATGCACAGCGACCCATACCCTGATGACTGATGACGCTGTCAATACCCCGCCTGTCGAACGCAATGGCTCTGTCGAACTGAGCAAGCAAGTCTGTGTGATGCGTAGCGATGTGCTTAGCCCCGATGCCACCGCACTCCTCGCCTTGAGAGAAGATGTAGTAGCCCTTGACGTCTGCATGTATCAGGTGCATGAGCATGGCCACACCCGCACCATCGTCAGCACCAAGCGGTGCTCCGTCTGCATACCAGTGAGTCGCAGTCTTCCTGATCTTGTTAGCACCGACCTCTTTGTGTACTGTGTCTACGTGAGCAATGAACAGGGTTTTGCTGCCTGCGATGCGGTTGTCGATGTGTAGATTGCCTGCACCATCTACAGATGTGAATGACTTAAGCTCAGCAGGTAGTGCGTTGAATAGCCACTCGGTGAAGTCCGAGACGGCAGGGGTATTGTGCGGACGCTTGACAGACAACGCACGAGCTAGGGTTTTGTGTAGTATTGATTTCTTGTTCATGTTCATTCTCCTTGGGTTTCTAAGTATTTGTTTGCGATCTCATTGGCTTGTGCCATCAGCACACTGCTGAGTTCGTTGCGGATCTGTTTGGTAAACACATCGTTGTCCATAGCACTGACAAAGGCACTACCGAAGGTACGCTCAGCGAGTAGCACCTTGCCATCGAGCGTATAGGTCAGGCTGATCTTGACGTTAAAGTTACCGACCGAGTAGTCCCATATCATCAGCACCTTGTCAAGCATCTCCATTGTGAGCATGGTAGGCATACCCTCGTCCTCATCAATGCGCTCGTCAGCAGTCGCATCAGCTATGCGCTGGGGGATGTGGTCATCGTGGTAACGCTGACCCTCGTACTCGGTGAACTTGTCGCAGTCATCGGTGTACCAGTTGCCTGACTCAGCACATTGCCAGCACCCGTCATCGACAAGCAAGAACTCATCGGTGTCCTCGGTACGGCAGATGCGCTCATCCTCGATGTGATACCAATCACCTTTGACCTCGACTGCGTTCTCTAACTCCTCGTAGTCACCATTCTCAAGCTCAACGATGTTGTTGTCACCGAGGTAGTCCTCATCGTAGTGCTCTCTACTGGACTCGACATACACCACGTTGTCCTCATGCACATAGTACTGAGCCCCACGCCTGCCGTACGCATACTGGTAGTGGTTGCTTCGGCAGTCATCGCAGACCTGAGTGTCCTCTTGCCTGCCAACCCAGTAGCCGTCATCGTTGGATGTACGATCACCGCAGTCATCGCAGTCGAAGTTGTCATCATCGTTATCCATCGCGGTCGGGTAACCGCCAGTCTGATCGCAGGTATATTCCCCATCGCTGTCGATCACTAGCGCCTTAGCCCCTGCATCGATCGTCACATTCTTTTCACCGCCATCAAGGAAGGGTGCAAGGAAGTGATCGTTTGCCTCGTGGTACGCAAGCCTCTCGCCATCCTCCCAGTAGTTCTCCTTGCGATACCCCTGCTCACGAAGCCATGTGTCCATGCCGTCATCTGTCTGACTGTAACTGGTCGCATTGGCTGGGCGTAGGTAACTGCGCACGAAATACTTCTTGCCGTCTATGGGCTGGGTCATACACAGCGCACGCCCCATCGTGTCATCGCCCTCGATGCGCACCGCCATGTGCCATCCGAACTTGGGGTCATACGCCTCGTAGGGGTGACGGGTCACGCCATCGCTACACTTAACGCCTCGGTCATCGCCCCACACCATGCAGGATGCAGGGCCACGATGTAGATGGTAGATCATCTCGGCTGTGGTGTGTACGAACTGGAAGCGAGCCGCTGACCCATAGCGTGAGACAAGATCACGGATGGTGTGATCGGGCAGGTCAAAGTGCCGAGTCAGATACTTGCCGACCGATGTGACAGTCTGAATGTCACGCTGACCCTTGACCTCGTTCTGTGTGTAGGCGATCTTTGAGCGATCACCTTGGGACTCATGCGGATGCTCAAGCAGTAGTTGATGCCAGTCTTTGGGACGCACTAGCTTGATGGCCGCATTGATGACGCCGTGCACGGGGTACTTGTCGAACTCCCGAATGATCCAGTACCTAGCATCGCGCTTGGCGCGGATCGCCTGCATCACATCCTCGTCATCCGAGAGATGCCATTGGCGTCTAAGCTCACCATCGACTCGGCGTATCGCATCGCCTGCTTGCCGTATGGTGTTGGCCATGTCTTGCCAGTCGTATGTGTCGTTTGTTGTTGTCATTGCTTTCTCCTTGTAAAAGTGGGTCACTGTGACCCGTTAGTTGTTTGTCTTTGTTGCGCTAGATACGAAGTAGTCGAACACCTGATACGCCAAGCCGTACGCCCCGAGGGTGTACATGGCCAGCCAGATGTATCCGATACCAAACTCGTCCATCATGCTGAACCCCATGTAAATCATCGCCATGCACAGGGCTGTGAAGATGAGGGTTGCTGCTTTCTCTGTGATTGTTTTCATTTCATTCTCCTTTGCTTTCAGTTACTACATATCCCTTACTCTCAGCGAGCTTCTCCAGTGCAGGCAAGCAAGCCATGTACGTCTCTTCACTATCGAACTGCGCTACTTGATGAGCGCCTGCCTTAGCTTCAAAGTAAACTGTGATGCGTGATGCTTCTTCCTCGTACAGGTCAACGCAGTCACCCACATTGCTTACTTCGATGATGGTTTGGCGTTTGCCATTCGCCCAGAAATGCACAGGCATATCCTGTGGCATCTCATTCAGGGCTTGGATTAGTTCAGTTACTTTCATTTCATTCTCCTTTGGTTGGTTGTGGTGTGTCGTAGTCTGCCCACTTCTCATAGGCTCTCTCGAACAGGGGTGCGAAAGCGTTGAGCAGAATCTTTTCATTATCTTTATCGGCTCGGTAGTATGCGAGGGCGATGGCGTTAGCGAATCCTCCCTCTCTAGTTTCAAGGTACTGCGCTGCTTTGTGTAGCTGTGCGTCTGTTAAGTAAGTCATTTAGTTTCTCCTTTGAATTGTTTCTCTGTCGTTGCGTACACATAGCCTTGCATCCATGTCAGTCGGTCATCGTCACTCATCGGTGAGTTGCCGTTGTACCTCCCTTGTTCCCATTCGTAGAACGCTTGCGATGCTTGCGCTAGTAGCTCGTGGTTTTTATCGATCATTTACTTACTCCTTGATGTGAACATTGATAACGGCATGACTTCGCGTGAGAACACAGTGCCTCCGCTGTTGTAGAAGTTGATGCACAGTTGCGTGGTTACACACGAGTCATCTATGTATGCCTCGATGTACCCTCCGTTCGTGCCGATATTGATGACGGCACTCTTTGCCTCGTTGTCCAAGGTGTCTGTTGTGAGTTTCATTTTGTTTCTCCTTATTCCATGCCGTTGTCTGCGTCTGTACCGAATGTCATCAGATGCGTGTGCATCAAGTCTTCAGCTTCCGCGTAGGTGTCGAACAGGTTGTTGCCGTTGATGTCATGGATGTAGTCACCCGCATCGTCCTCGACCATGTACCCATTCATTGTTATGATTACTGATAATTTCATTTCATTCTCCTTAAGTTACAAGTGCCGTGTGATTTCAAGGTAGGGTGCGACTGCCACACGGCGAAGCAGTCACACTTTCGGGTCACTGTGACCCGTTTTTATTCAACCCATGCCACGTTGCAGGCACAGGCTCGCTGTCATCTAATACATCCATCAGGTCTAGCGCATACTTGATCTGTCTAACCTTGGATTCGTTGTCCTCATGGGGGTCAAGGTCTAGCGTCTGCTGTGCCATGGCTAAGTCTTTTAGTGTGCGGTTCTTCAACCGCGTAACCTGCTTGGCGTGTAGGTCGGCAGGGATAAGGCGTTGGAATGGGATTTTGATTTTCGCCTTTGGCTTACGTTCGATCTGCTCGAACAGATCAAGCACCCGCCCCTTGATCTTCTGCGGTATCCAATCAGTCCAGTGCGTGCCGTCATTGGGCAAGTCTTTTTCGGATGCGATCATCGTGGGTGTCTTTCGATCTTGCTTGCAGTGATTTGTCATTTTCGCTTTGAGTGCGTTGAGCACAGTCAGGTACGCTTCCAACGCTTCGCGCCTCGCCTCATCATTTTCGCTACCTTTGTATCGCAACATACCCTGCACATTTTCGCGCTCTGTATTTAACGGCTCAGTGAACTCACGCCAAAGACGCGTGAGTTGAATCGTTCTTGCGTTCTCTGACTTGAGCATGGCTTGTTGTTCTGCGACTGTTTTCTTGATGTGCTCGGCTTGCATCGGTGGGGTTTTGCGTTCGATCAAGCGGTTGTGAAGTTGGTTTGGGGTCAGTTTTATATAGTGTTTGTAGGAGGTATCCATGATTTTCGCTTTCTAGGGTTGGAGGTATCAGTGAATTTTCGCAACTATCTGCACGATTGGACAGTCGGGAGACCGCATGTATGCTAGTGTACACGAAAAAGTGTCCAGCTATCTATCTGTTTTGAGAAATGCTTTAACTCTACAAGGTTTGCAGGGTTGGTCGGGCTTGTGAAAATATACGCACACATACAGACACACTCCTATATATAAATATATATTTAAAAAGATAGATAG